AGCAGCGGCAGTCGGAGATCGCCATGTCTGCCGCGAACCGCCGCAAGCCGAACATCGCCGCCATCATGGACAACGCCGCCGAGGGAAGCATGGGCGGCCCGTCCGGAACCATGCTGACCGGGCCGACTGGCGTCAACCCGCAGGATCTCCAGCTCGGGCGCTCGTCGCTCCTCGGAGGCTGACCCATGAGCCAGTACACCGGAGACAACTCGTCGTATCCCGATGCTCCCACGCGGGATCGGCTGTTCACCCGGTGGGGCCAGCTCAAGAGCGAGCGCGCGTCGTGGCTCGCGCATTGGCAGGAGATCACCTCCTACCTGCTCCCGCGCAACGGGCGCTACTTCCGCCAGGATCGCGACAAGGGCTGGCGCAGGCACAACGCGATCTACGACAACACCGGGACGCGCGCGCTCCGCACCCTCGGCGCGGGGCTGATGTCGGGCGCGACGTCGCCGGCGCGGCAATGGTTCCGGCTCGCGACGCCCGACCCCGAGCTGAACTCGTACCAGCCCGTCAAGCTCTGGCTCGACGACGTCACCAAGCGCATGCAGCGCGTGTTCCAAAAGTCGAACACCTACCGCTCGCTGCACCTGATGTACGAGGAACTTGGCGCGTTCGGCACGGCCGCGAGCATCGTGCTGCCCGACTTCGAGCAGGTCATCCACCACTACCCGCTCACGACGGGCGAGTACTGCATCTCGACCGACGCGCAGGGGCGAGTCTGCACCCTGTACCGCGAGTTCGAGATGACCGTCTCGCAGATTGTCAAGGAGTTCGGCCTCGAGAAGTGCAGCGTGTCGGTGCAGAACATGTACCGCACGGGCAACCTCGACCAATGGGTTCCGGTGATCCACGCCATCGAGCCTCGCGCCGACCGCGACATGTCCAAGCGCGACGGCAAGAACATGCCGTGGGGTTCGTGGTACTTCGAGGTCGGCGGCGAGGACGGCGTGTTCCTGCGCGAGAGCGGGTTCATGCACTTCCCGGCCGTCTGCCCCCGCTGGTCGGTGGTCGGCGGCGACATCTACGGCAACAGCCCCGGCATGGAGGCGCTCGGCGACATCAAGCAGCTCCAGCATGAGCAGCTCCGCAAGGCGCAGGCCATCGACTACCAGACCAAGCCGCCGCTCCAGGTGTCTGCCGGCATGAAGAACCGGGACGTCGACACGCTCCCCGGCGGGATCACGTTCGTCGACGGCGCGTCGCAGGGAATCCGCAGCGCGTTCGAGGTGAACCTCAACCTGAACTACCTGCTTCAGGACATTCAGGACGTCCGCGAGCGCGTCCGTGGCGCGTTCTACGCCGACCTGTTCCTGATGCTCGCGACGCAGCCGAACACCCGCATGACCGCGACCGAGGTCGCCGAGCGCCATGAGGAGAAGCTCCTCATGCTCGGCCCCGTCCTCGAGCGCCTGCACAACGAGCTGCTCGACCCGCTCATTGACATCACGTTTACGCGCATGGTGCAGAGCGGCATGCTGCCGCCGGCGCCCGAGGAATTGCAGGGCATGGACTTGAACGTCGAGTTCGTGTCAATGCTCGCGCAGGCGCAGCGCGCCATCGGCACCAACGCCGTCGACCGCTTCGTCGGGAACCTCGGCTCCATCGCGCAGATGAAGCCCGACATCCTCGACAAGTTCGACAGCGACCAATGGGCAGACATCTACGCCGACATGCTCGGCGTCGACCCGTCGCTCATCATCGCCGACAAGGAGGTCGCCGTCGTGCGGCAGGCTCGCAACCAGGCGATGGCTGCGAAGGAGCAGGCCGCCGCGATGGAGCAGCAGTCGAAGACCGTCCGCAACATGGCGGCCGCCCCGACCGGCAACCAGAACGCCCTGACCGATGTGATGAACATGTTCTCCGGGTACGGCTCGCCGTCCGGGGTTGAACTCTAAACGAAGGAACCACCATGCCTTACATGAAGTCCGGTACGAACTTTCTTTACGACAGCACGACCAACGACGTCGTCGGCATCAAGGACGATGACGGCAGCGAGCTGTACTTCCCGATCATGCGGAACGAGCCGACCTACCTCGGCGCAACGACTGCGGTGTCAATCGTTGCCCCGGCCGCCACGTTCGCGACGCTGACCTACGAGGACAGCAGCGGCAGCGTCCGTCTTGTGAGCGCCGGCGTGCATGGCCTTTCCAACGCCGTCGCGCAGAACAAGCTCGTCCGCGTCACCTGGGCTGGCGGCACCGGAGTCAATGGCCTCTACACCGTCACGGATGTCAATACCGCGACCACGAAGATCACCATCAACTACCCGTTCGTTGCCGGCCTCGGCACGCCGACCGTGACGGTCGTCGGAAACGACATCACCATCGCGTCGGCGACCATCCCGGCAAACGCGATCAAGCTCGGCATGGCGCTCGAGGTCGACGCCCTGTTCGGGATGACCGGAAGCGCCAACAACAAGACCTACAAGATCCTCGTCGGCGATGCCGCGTGGTTCACGCTGGCGGTCGCCGGATCGAACCAGAGCCTCTGCGTCGAGAAGAAGGCGTGCGCCAACACCGCAACGACCCTGCTCTCGAACGCGCTCGCCGCTCCTGGACACGGAACTGCGACCGGCGCGAACGTCACCATGACCCCGACCGGCGGGTTCGGCGTCGCGCAGACGTTCTCGCTGGTCGGTCAGATCGCGACCGCGAACGAGTTCATCACGCTCGAGGCGTGGAAGCTCAAGATCAACGGCGCGTAACGGGAACCGTAAGAAATAGACGCACAGATATCTTTCGGCCGTGAGCCAGTACGACCCTCTCGACCTGCGTGGGCAGGAGCGCGACAAGCAGAACCGCGAGCTGCGCGACAGGTTGGCGAGGGAGGCCGAGGAATCGGACGTCAAGTGGCTCATGGCGAGCAGGCGCGGCAGGCGGATCGTCTGGCGCATGCTCGACCAGGCAGGCGTGTTCCGGTCATCGTTCAACACCAACGCGATGACGATGGCGTTCTCGGAAGGCGCACGGAACTCGGGGCTTCGGATGCTGGCAATCGTCCACGGTTGCTGCCCAGAGCATTACCCGACCATGATGAAGGAACAGACCGATGAGCGAACCAATGATGATGGAAACGGCTGAAACCACCACACAAGCCGCTCCTGCATCAGAGTCCCCGTCCGGCGTCGCGGCGACGGCCGAGAAGCTGTACGGGGGTGAGCAGAAGGCGACCACGACCCAGGACTCGCAAGCCGCAGACGCGGCCGCTGCGAGCAAGGCCGAGGCGACCGATGCGAAGACCGACGCGCCGGCTGCGGAAACCAAGCCGCAGGGCGCGCCGGAGAAGTACGAGTTCAAGGCCGCCGAAGGTCGAGCATTTGACCCCGAGGTCATGGAGGCGTATAGCACGGTTGCTAAAGAGCTGAACCTGTCGCAGGAAGCCGCGCAGCGCGTCCTCGACGCTATGGCCCCGAAGATGGCCGAGCGTCAGCAGGCGCAGATCGAGGCCGTTCGCAAGGAGTGGGTAGCCAACTCCAGAGGCGACAAGGAGTTCGGGGGCGACAAGCTCTCCGAGAACCTCGGCGTCGCCAAGAAGGCGCTCGATGCGTTCGGCACCGCCGAACTCCGCAGCCTGCTCAATCAGTCCGGCCTGGGCGATCACCCGGAGGTGATCCGGTTCATGTACCGCGCAGGCAAGGCAATCAGCGAGGATCGGTTCGTTGGCGGCGCGCCTGCCGTTGGCAAGGGCGCCCCGAAGGGCTTCTCTGATTTCGCTGACGTTCTCTACTCCAACACCTAATCCCACGAAAGGGGACAAGCAATGGCAACTCTCGCCACCAACAACCTGACGCTCGCCGATTGGGCGAAGCGCACCGATCCCGAGGGCCGCGTTCCGGTCGTCGCGGAACTCCTCTCGCAGACCAACGAGATCCTCGAGGACTGCGTCTTCAAGGAAGGCAACCTCCCGACCGGCGACCGCGTCGTCATCCGCACGGGCCTCCCGAGCGTTTACTGGCGTGCGCTGAACCAGGGCATCCCGAACAGCAAGTCAACGACCGCGCAGGTCGACGAGGCTTGCGGCATCCTCGAGGCTCGCAGCGAGGTTGACAAGGATCTCGCGATGCTGAACGGCAACACCGCCCAGTTCCGCCTGTCCGAGGACGTCGCGTTCCTCGAGGCGATGAACCAGACGCAGGCGACCACGCTGTTCTACGGCAACCCCGCCACCGACCCGAAGCAGTTCCTCGGCCTCGCGCCGCGTTACTCGAGCAGCACGGCTGGCAACGGTCAGAACGTGCTGAAGGCCGGCGGCTCGGACGCCACCAGCAACACGTCGATTTACCTCGTCGTTTGGGGCGACCAGACCGCGTACTGCCCCTTCCCGAAGGGCAGCTCGGCCGGCCTCATGCATGAGGATCTCGGCGAGCAGACCGTCTACAACAGCGATGGCACGCGCCTCCAGGCCTACGCCACCCGCTACCAGTGGAAGAACGGTCTGGTCGTGAAGGACTGGCGCTACGTCGTCCGCATCTGCAACATTGACACGGACGACCTGATCGCCCAGACGACCACGCAGGCTGCCTCGGCCGCCACGGCGATCATCAAGATGATGAGCCGCGCCCTGTACCGCATCCCGAACATGTCGATGGGCCGCGCGGCCTTCTACATGAACCGCACCGTCCACAGCGGCCTCGCGATTGCTGCGCTCGACAAGAGCCAGTACGTCCTGAAGGTCAACGAGGGTCTGTCGCAGTTCGGCACCCCGTACAGCTGGCTGTCCTTCCAGGGTGTTCCGCTCCGCAAGGTGGACGCCATCGTCAACACCGAAGCCGTCGTCTCCTAATAGGGGACAGAAGGGAATCCTCCAATGATTACTGACGTCCTCCTCACCGTCTCCGGCACCAACACGCCGGGTTCCGCAATCACCGGGCAGGCCATCACCGGCGATGCCTACAGCACCAACGTCATCAACCTCGGCACCGCGCGCGACATCGGCGAGGGCGAGAACCTCTACATGGTGTTCACCGTGATCCAGGCGTTCAACACCCTGACGAGCCTCGACCTCGAGGTCGTCATCTCGGCGAACGAGAACCTCTCGTCGCACACCGTTCTCGCCGAGACGAACGTCCTGCTCGCCAACCTCACCGCAGGCAAGCAGTACGTCGTCGCCCTGCCGCCGCTCATCGCAAGCCTCGGCCTGAAGTTCCTCGGCGCTCGGTACGACGTGAACGGCACGAACCCGACCGAAGGCAGCATCCTTGCCGAGATCGTTCACGGCATCCAGGACGGCCGCAAGTTCTACGCGTCCGGCTTCTCGGTGACCTGATAGGAGAACACGATGGCAAAGGTCAAGGCAAAGGTCGTCTGCTTCGTGGACAACCACTACCGCCACGAAGGCGACGTGTTCGAGTACAGCGGCCCGTTCAACGGAAACCTCGAGTACCTCGAGGATGCCGAGGAGAAGGCCGTGGAAGAGCAGCCTGTTCGCAAGCTGCGGAAGCCCAAGAACGCCGCGACCGAAGCATCGGAGTGATCCTCGGATTGTGACTCGACAGGAGGGGCGTCGGCGGGAAACCTCGACGCCCCTCCTGTTCCTGATAGGAGGCAGGCATGGCATCGGTCGTTGACATCTGCAACCTCGCGCTCGCGCACCTCGGGGACGAGGCGACCGTCGCCAGCATCGATCCTCCGGAGGGATCGGCACAGGCCGAGCATTGCGCGCGGTTCTATCCCATCGCGCGCGACACCCTCCTCCAGACGCACGCATGGAACTTCGCCTCGCGCCGAGCCTCGCTCGCGCAGGTCACCATGCCGTACACGATGTGGAAGTACGCATATGCGGTTCCCGGCGACATGATGACCGCCGTTGCCGTCCTTCCGCCCGAGGCGCAGAACGACTACTCGACGCGATTCTCGCCGGCGGAATACCCGTACTACAACGCGAACTTCTCGCCGATGCTCGCCGCTGGGCAGTACGTTCCGCAGCGGTACTCCATCGAGACTGACACGCTCGGGAACAAGGTTCTGTACACCGACCAGGAGAACGCGCTCCTGCGGTACCAGGCGCTCGTCAACGACCCGACCAAGTTCGACCCGCTGTTCACGATGGCGCTGTCGTGGCACCTCGCGTCGATGCTCGCCGGCCCGGTCATCAAGGGCGACCAGGGTTCCGCCGAGGCGAAGAAGTGCGCGCAGATGATGCTGCTGTATCTTCAGCAGGCGCGCGCGTCCGACGCAAACCAGCGCGACGTCAAGGTTGAACACATCGTCCCCTGGACTTCAGGACGCTGACCGATGCCAAGCACCCGGACGTACTATCGCTCGTTCGCAGGCGGCGAGATCAGCCCGGAGATGTTCGGGCGCATCGACGATGCCAAGTACCAGACGGGGGCATCGACGATGCTCAACTTCATCGCGCTTCCGCAGGGCGCGGTGGAGAACCGTCCCGGCCTCGCGTTCGTGCGCGAGGTGAAGAACAGCGCGTCCGCGACCCGCCTTATCCCGTTCCAGTTCAGCCCGACCCAGACGCTGGTCGTGGAGATGGGAGCAGGATACTTCCGCTTCCACACGCAGGGAGCTACTGTCGGGCCGGGAACGCCTGCCGCCTACAACGGCGCGACCGCATATGACGTCGGCGACCTCGTCTCGAGCGGAGGCGTGAACTATTACTGCATCGCGGCAACCACGGGCAACGCGCCGCCGAACGCGACCTACTGGTACGCGATGCCGGCGGGGATTCTTGAGATCCCGAACCCATACGCTGCGGCAGACCTGTTCGACATCCACTACGTGCAGAGCGGTGACATCGTCACGCTCGTCCATCCGTCCTATGCGGCGCGCGAGCTGCGGCGGTACGGGGCAACGGATTGGACGCTGACGAGCATCAGCTTCTATTCGCCGATCAACTCGCCTTCGCCGATCACCGGAACACCGTACCGTGGCGGGGCGCTCAACATCACGGCGGTCGCCATCGGCAGTCCGGGCGTCTTCACGACGGTGACCGATCACGGATTCACGAACGGCGACGTCGTCTTCGTCGGCGAGTTGACGTTCACCAACCCGAACTCAATCAACAACAACTTCTATACAGTCTTCGGCGTAACTGCGAACACGTTCCAAATCAAGAGGTACGACACCGGACAGCAGATCAACACGGCGACACTCGGCGCATACGTCAGCGGAGGCTACGTTCAGGCTGGATCGACTGCGTACCCGAAGCAGACGTACCGCGTGACGTCGGTCACGGCAGACGGCCGCGAGAGTACGGACATCGATCTGCGATCCGTGTTCAACAATCTTGACGTCCCAGGATCGTACAACCTGCTTTCGTGGTCGGCGGTCACCGGGGCAGCCTCGTACCGCATCTACAAGGAAACTCCCGGATTCATCGCAGCCCTGATCGGGACGACGACGGGTACATCTTTCGAGGACAACAACATCGCGCCGGATCTCGGCGTGACGTTCCCGAACAACGACATCTCTCTGGACACGCAGTACCCGAGAGCGGTCGCCTACTACGAGCAGCGCCGCGTATTCGCCGGCCCGAACGCGGCACCGCAGTCGATGTGGTTCACGGAGTCTGGAACCGAGAGTTCCATGATCTTCCACACTCCGCTGCTCGACACCGACCGCATCAACATCAAGGTCGCGGCGCGCGAGAACAACACGATCCAGCACCTCGTCCCGCTCACGCAGCTGCTGGCGCTGACGAACGCCGCCGAGTGGCGCGTCTCGCCGATCAACAGCGACGCGCTCACTCCGACCACGATCTCGGTTCGTCCGCAGTCGTACATCGGATCGAACAACGTGCAGCCCGTGGTCGTGAACAACGCGGTCGTCTACTGCGCTGCTCGCGGCGGCCACGTGCGCGAACTCGGCTACTCCTGGCAGTCGAGCGGGTTCATCACGGGCGATCTGTCGATCCGCGCGGCGCACCTGTTCGACGACCTCGAGATCGTTGACATGTGCTACGCGAAGGCTCCGCAGCCGCTGCTGTGGTTCGTGTCAACGAGCGGCAAGCTGCTCGGGCTGACGTACATCCCGGAACAGCAGGTCGGTGCATGGCACCAGCACCAGACTGACGGCGCGTTCGAGAGCTGCACGGTCGTCTCCGAGGGCGACGAGGACTACCTATACGTCGTGGTCAACCGCACAATCGGTGGTGCGACGAAGCGGTACGTCGAGCGCATGGCGTCTCGCAACTTCGACGCGCTCGAGGATGCGTTCTTCGTCGACAGCGGCCTGACCTACGACGGCACGAACACCACGGCAACGACCGTGACCGTCACGACCGCGAGCGATTGGACGCCGGCGGCGACCCTCACGATCACCGCCAGCTCGGCCACGTTCGCATACCCGGCCACGACCGATGTCGGCGACGTCATCGTCCTGACTGACACGGACGGCACCAAGTACAGGCTCACGATCACGGCGACATCGTCCACGACCGTTGCCACGGCGCGCGTCGACAAGACGCTCGGCACCGCGTTCCGTGGCGTCCCGACCGCGACCTGGGCGTGGGCGCGAGACACGGTTGGCGGCCTGTCGCATCTGGAAGGCAAGACCGTGTCCATCCTCGGCGACGGCGCGGTGATGACGCAGCGCGTTGTGTCGTCCGGATCTGTGACACTCGACCGTCCGGCGACTGTCGTGCAGGTCGGTCTGCCCTATCAGTCTGACCTGAAGACGCTTCCGATGATTATCCAGATGGAGGCGTTCGGGCAGGGCAGGAACAAGAACCTCAACAAGGCGTACCTGCGCGTGTATCGCTCGAGCGGAATCTTCGCTGGCCCGAGCGACTCGAAGCTCATTGAGTTCAAGCAGCGAACCACCGAGCCGTATGGATCGCCGCCGGCATTGAAGACCGAGGAAATCGGCATCGACCTGAAGCCGTCCTGGAACCCGGACGGATACCTGTTCGTGCGGCAGTCTGACCCGCTGCCGCTGACCATCGTCGGGGTCACGCTCGAGGTCGTGATTGGAGGCTGATATGGCACTACAGGCAACCGCACAAAGTCCTCTGTACGGCGAATCATCAACGTTCCTCGTCGGCACGGCAGATGCCGGGGCCGCACCGAGCTGGGCGAGCGGCGTGGCGCAGGGTCTGGAGATGGCCGGCCCAATCGTCTCGATCTTCGGTGCCGTCACCGGGGCCATCGGGTCGTTCTATGCGGCGCAGAGTCAGCAGAACCAGCTCCGCATGCAGGCGCAGAACCAGGCGTTCGCTGCGGAGATGGGCCGCGTCAACCAGCGCGCGGCGAGGTACACGGCCGCCGAGATCGGTCGCGCGGGGCAGGAGCGGACGAGCGCGTTCCTGGCGCAGCGGTCGCAGGCTCGCGCCGGCGCACGGGCTGCGATGGCGAGTCGCGGCCTTCAACTCGGCGTCGGCTCCGCGAAGGAAGTCATCGCGAGCATGGACATCACGACGGAGATCGACCGCCTGTCAATGAGCGCGGCGAACGTGCGCGCGCAGGAGGCGGCGAAGCTTCAGGCGTTCAACATCGGGACGCAGGCGATGATGAGCGACATCTCCGCGCAGAACCTGCGAGCGACCGCGAACACCATCTACCCCGGACTCGCACTCGGGACGAGTCTGCTCGGAAGTGCCGCCGACATCGGCAGCAACTGGGCGCGCAACAAGCGCATCGAGGAACTCCTGTCCGGCGTGTCAACGCAGAGGCTCTGATCCATGCCGACCGTACCGACTACATTCGTCCCGCAGGTCGCGCCGCAGGGCGGTGGCGACATCGGCCAGTTCGCCGCCCCTGGCGTCGCTCCGATGGAGAACCTCGCGCCGAGGCAGCAGATCGAGCTGGGGCGCGCGATGACGCAGGCTGGCAACGTGGCGTTCCGCGTCGGCTCGAGCCTTCAGGACGCGCTCGACGAGGCGGCTGCGAAGGAGGCCGACGTCGCCGTCCTGTCGCAGTTTGGGGAACTCTCGAGCGCCTACCTGTCAACGCAGGGGAAGGACGCCGACGCGCAATTCCAGGCCGTCTCCGACCGCCTGTCGCAGATCGGCGCGACGGCGATGGACGGACTCCAGACCGAGACGCAGAAGCGCATGTTCGCGCCCGTCCTCGCGCGCAACATGGCGTCGATCCAGACGCGCATGGTCGGACACCGCAACGAGCAGGTCAAGCAGTACAACGTCAAGGAGGGCATCGCCCGTGGCGAGATGTACGCAGACCAGGCGGTCGTGGCCTACGCAAACAAGGACGCCATCAACCCGATGACGGGCAAGCCGTTCGGGCGCGACGAGTACGACGTCAACATCGGCGTCGCCCTGAACAGCATCCGCTCCGCTGCCGCCGAGATGGGCATTCCTGCCGACTCCGCGCAGGTGAAGCAGATGGAGCAGCGCGTGTACGACAAGGTCGCGACAGGCGTGGTCGGCGACCTGATGCGGCAGAACAAGTACGCCGAGGCGCAGGCGTTCCTCGACGAGATGTCGGGCGTCGACCCGAAGACCAACGAGACGCTACGCACCTCGCTTGACGCGAACCGCAAGCGCACGACCATCGAGGAGCTGACGAACAGCATCCGCTCGCAGGGAGTGCTGAACGCCAAGAGCGACCCCGAGACGTATGGGCAGGTCGCCGGCGAGACGACCGCGCAGCCCGAGACGCTGCGCGAGGCGCTCGAGGTCGCCGATGGCATCGAGGACGTCGAGACGCGCCGGCTGGTGCAGTCGAACCTGCGGTCGCAGTTCGCGCAGGAGGACACGCTCGCCGACCAGGAATACCGCACGCAGCTTGAGAACATCGAGCAGTTCCTCGCGGTTCCGACCAACGGCATCGGCGACGTCGATCCCATCGCGTGGGGCGCGCTGAAGCCGCTCGACCGCGAGCGGCTGATGCTCGGGCAGGGACGCCGCAACGACCAGCAGGTTCTCGACCAGGTCTACACCGACCCGGCCAAGCTCACGCCGGAGTTCCTCTCCGCGAACTGGCGCAAGCTCACGCCCGAGACGTATCGCAAGCTCGCCGACACGCTCGCGAAGCCCGGTGCCATCATGGACGCGACCGTCGACGCGCAGCAGGTCAACCGCACGCTCATTGACAACGGCATGACGAAACTTGCTGCCGCAGACAAGGGCGACGAAGAGGACTGGAAGGCATCGGTCATTCTGCGGCAGAACATTCAGGAGTCGATTGCGATGGAGCAGGAGCGGCTCGGGCGCAAGATGTCTGACCGCGAGAAGCAGCCGTTCATCGACCGTGCGATCCTCGAGATGGGCAAGGTCAAGAGCAAGACGATGGGCATCGACTGGCTGTCGAAGGATCCGCAGATGCCGATTGCCGCGATGACCGCAGAGCAGCAGAAGAAGGCATACGTCGAGATCGCCGGCAAGGAGATCCCGCTGCTCCAGGCGCAGGCCGAGGTCATGGATATCCCTGATGCCGAGGTGCTGAAGATCGTCAAGGCAATGCAGGACGCAGGCGTGACCCGCCCGACGTCGTTCGAGATCCTCGCTGCGTGGTACGACAAGAAGGGCAAGAAGTGATCGACGAAGACATCAACGAGCGTATGGCCCGACTCGTCCCCCAGCCCGGAGGCGTCGGCGAGATGCCTTCGCAGATCCCGCTCGGCATCAGCATGACGCCAACGTTCGAGCGCCCGAACGCCGCCCCTGACATTGACACCGACTACGCGGACGCGGCGCGGCGCATCGCCGACAGCCGGCGCACGCAGATGATGTCGTCGCTCGTCAACATCACCGCCGTCGACCCCGACAGCGCGGCACGGTCGCAGAAGCTTGGCGCGCAGTTCGGCGTCGGCGGCGATCTGGCGGCTCGCAACGCCGAGGAACTGCGGCAGCGAGCGTTCATTGACAGCATCTCCGGTCGCGACATGCTGCGCCGGAACCCCGTCCTCGCGGACTACATCGCGCAGCGGCAGTTCGCGGAAATCGCGCACGACGACGTCGACGCGCTCGCGAAGACCGAGCAGGAGTTCGGCAACGGCTGGCGGCAGACGTTCGGGACGCTGTATCCGGCCACCCAGGCGGCGTCCGGATTCCTGACGAGCATCGGCGAGGGCTTCGGCCGCGCGGTCGCGCAGGATGAGATGGCCTCGATCTACGAGCGGCAGCGCCAGCGCGGCGGTCGCCTCGAGGTCTACGAGAAGGCGGCGCTTGACTCGTACCAGCAGGAGATGGCGAAGGGCGGCGAGCGCACCGGGTTCCTCGAGGAAGCCGCCTACATTGGCTCCCAGCAGCTCACGGGCGCTCCGAGGATCATTGAGGCAGGCATGATGGGCGCGACCGCAGGCGGCGGCTTCGGCCTCGTCGGCGGCCCTGCCGGGTTCGCCACCGTCCCCGCCGGCATGGCAACGGGGTTCGCCGCCGGACTCGCGGCAGGCGCATTCGAAAACTCCCGACGCCTCGAGACGGCGATGCTGTACGGCGAGCTTCAGCCGGAACTCGGGCATGAGTCTGCCGACCGCATCGCGACCACGGTTGGCATCTTCAACGCCGCGCTCGACACCGGAGCGGCGGCGCTCGTCGCCAAGCCGTTCGCCGGGTTGCTGCGCGGTGCCGTGCGGCAGAAGGTCAGCGAGGCGATCCGCCAGCAGACGACGCGCGCCGCGCTCGCCAACGCCGCAAAGGCATACGGCATCGGCGTCGCCGGCGAGGTCACGACCGAGACGGTGCAGGAGCTGAACAACGTCATCGGCTCGGAGATCGGCCGATACCTTGCCGACAAGCCGATGGAGATTGAGACGGAGGAGGGGCGCGAGGCCATCGCTACCCGTCTCGTTGACACGTTCGTCGCGACCGCGATGGGCATGTCGATCATGGGCGCGCCGGGGCCGGCGGGTCGGCTCTACGTCGACACGCGCGCCGCGAAGCAGGGCGAGCAGCAGGCCGCCAAGCTTCAGGCGATGGTGAAGGCCATCGCCGACAACAAGCTGCTGGCGCGGTCGCCCGAGCGCCTCGAGGAGTTCGCCGAGTCTGCCGTCGAAGGCACGGACTCGGAGACGACCTACGTCAATGCGGCGGTCATGCACGACATCCTGCGGCAGTCCGGAATCACGGAGCAGGAGATGGACACCGTGCTTCCCGGAGTGCGCGCGCAGCTCACGGAGATGCAGCAGAACGGCATCGACCTGGGCAGCAACGACGTCACGGTGCCGACCGCGCAGATGACCGTCCGGTTGCAGAAGACGCCTCTCCTGAACCAGATCCTGCCGCATGCTCGCCTGTCGCCCGATGCGATGAGCATCACCGAGGTTCAGCAGTTCGAGGCGAACCGCGAGCAGCTCGTCGCCGAGGCTCGCCAGATCATGGAGACGCGGCAGGAGACGGACGCCACGTTCGTCGCCGAGGCGCAGGCCATCGAGGATCGCATCTTCGGCGAGGTCACGGCGGCAGGCATCGAGGGCATGGACGAGCGAGCGGCGCGCGCGAACGCGCAGTTCGTCCGCGACATGTACGTCACGATGGCCGCGCGGATGAACGTCTCGCCGGCAGAGGTCGAACGCCGCTTCCCGTACCGCGTGCAGGGCGAGGTCGCGCCTATCGCTCCGCTCGAGCAGGCAGCTCCCCAGCCAAGCGAGCGCGTCTCGGAACTGTTGGTCGTCTCCAATGTTCTTGACGAACGCGGCTACGGCCCTATCACTCATCCGGGAGACGATGCTGACGTAGCGGCGGCAGACGCCATGAATATGGTACTTGGCGGTATCAACGTGCCGCGCAAGTATGTCAGCAGCGTGGAATCGTTCGATTACCTGCTCGGAGCGATCACTGCCGTACTGCTGAATAAGAGTACGGATTCGGCTGATTACGACCGCGCTGCGGCGTCAATGGGTCGCGCCCTGCGAACCGATCTTGCGACCGTGGATGACATCGTGATCGCGGCGAAGAAACTGGGATATGTCGGCGTCGATCAGGATCTGCGGCTTGAGGCCGAGGAAAGTCTGACGAAGACCGACATACTTGAAGTGCTGGATCAGATTGCCGGCGAGCCGCAAATGTACGACCAGGCCGCCACGCTCGACGCCGACTACCTCGCGGCGGTCGAGCGCGGCGACATGGCGACGGCGCAGCGCATGGTGGACGAGGCGGCGAGGGCCAGCGGGTACACCGTCCGAGGCTTTCACGGTGTTGCATCCGGGAAGATTGAAGGCGGCGCATTTGCTCCTGAATTGCTTGGAACAAATACAGGAGCGCCAAGCGCGCGTATGGGATTCTTCTTTGGATCTA